TTTGTGATACCTAACCATTTGTTTCTTAAAAGTGCAAATTCGTTGATTATTTTTTCATAATCTACAACATCTGCTTCGCCGTCGACATATTTTTCAACATCTCTACTAGAAAGTGCTCTTTGATAATTTTCTAAATATTTCTTGAAGTGTTTGCTTCTTAATCTACGTAATTCGATGTTCATATATTGTAATATTGCTTCGATTTCTTGAAGTTGATTGAATCTTTGTTCAACAATACCAGGCATATCGGCAGATGCCTTCTCAACGTTGCCTCTAATACGACACTCTGCCTTTGCTGATTCTAATTCAGCCTCATAGTGTTTGATTGCTTCTGGTATTGCACTGATATCTTTTGCTATTTTTTGATACCAACCAGCCATTAGTAGTCCTCTTGTTCTTCGTCGATATCTAAAAAGTATTGTATCGCTTTATCTAAATCGTCATCTGCACCTAAGGCGTCTTTTAGGTCATCGTCTTCGACGCCATGGTCAGCCAATAAGTCTACAAACTTTTCTGCAATCAAATCCATCGGTTGTTTCCGATCAATGTATTCTTTGAAAAAATTCCAAAGTTCTACAATTTGTGATCCTGATAACATCTTACTCCTCTTCTGTAGTAGTTTCTTTTACTTCAGCGGGTTCCAAATTACTAAAGTCTTTCATCACATTGTCTAGTAATTCACCACCCTGTTCCCAAACTCTTCTATATTCTTTGTGTTCCGTTTTTTTGGAATCCACATATTTAAGTCTGTTGCCGTCTTTACTTAAGATGCCTTTTTTCTCAAACAAGTCTACAAGTCCACTGTAAGGATTCATTCCAGTTTCATATGGAATCTTGACTTGCACACCTTCAAAAGGTTTGTTAAATCTTGTCTTCATCACTTTACAAGCCGCTCTAATACCTTTTACATCAGTTGTTTTATTGCCATCTTCATCTTCTTTTAATTTTAATTTACGCATAGCAACCACAATACTTGATGCATAGATAAATCCTTGTCCACCTGATATCTTATCATCTGGATCGAACATATCTTGCGATGCGTATGTGTGGTTTGTTGCAACAAGTCCTACGTTGTGACTACCAAACATATTCACACAGTTTCTTACAAGTGCGGTAAGTGCCTTAGGTTTTCTACCCATGTCACCTTTCATATCACCTTTTCCAAACTGATCAACATCTGTTGGAGTCAACAACATACCTAAAGAATCTATTACAAATAATACTTTTGGTCTATCGTCTTCGCTCATTGCTCTATAATCTGCCATAAATGTTGATACAGTTTTTGCAACATCATCAATCATTGACATATTAAGTTTTAATAATTTTTTCTCATCTGTGTCTACGCCTAATGCGTGTAACCATCCCTCATCTAATGCGTTTTCAGAATCTATTAGTACAACAAATATACCTTGATCCTGTGCCGCCTTTACAATGTTACCTGCACAGATATAAGATTTACCTGAACCAGACTCTCCTGCAAACACAGTCACTTTGCCTAGAGGTATACCTTTATTGAAGTCTCCACTCACTAGATAGTTGAGTGCATAATTTCCTGTCGAAATCCAATCTGTTGGATCATGAAATCCAGAACTCATACCAGTAATGGACTTTGTTAGTGTCTTTCTAAATTTGCTTACGTCGAATGCCTTTACCATTTTATTTTCCCTTTGTTAGGGGATCCTGTTTCAGCAGGACCCCCAATGTGCTTTACTTTTGTTGTCTTGCTCTAATCATCGCCAAGATGTCTTCAGCCTTACTTCCTGATTTATTATCAGTTGTTGTAGCCGCAGGCGTCTCTTGAGTTTTAGTTTCAGCAACTGGTGTTGACTTCACTTCCGGAGCAGGAGTTTCTGCTTTCGGAGTTACTGGATCACCTGTTCTTGCACTAACACCTGCTGGTCTGAAGTATTGACCAAATTTGTCTTGATCATACGCTTCACCATCAACTGATGCCTCAAACATTTCTTTGATTACTTTTACATCAACTTCTGATGGCTTTTTAGGAAGGAAACCATTCAAGTCAAATAGACCGTGAGTTTCAATCGCCTTATTTTCATCTTCAGTTAACGGTCTTGATTTTCTCGACCATGTAGATGTTGAGTAATCTGCGTATCCGCCTTTACTTGTTTTGATTATTCTGAAGTCTACTCCGCTTGTAGAATCAGTTGGAAGGTCTTCCATATCTGGATCCATCAATGCTCCTTTAATTATTTGGAATATTTGTGGACCAATTATGAATCTTCTAATTGGATTCTCTGGAGTGTTTTCTTCGTTTAGTGGATCATCTTTCACAAAACCTTGGAAGATGTAACTTCTTTTCTTCCAATATTTTCTTCCCATGTCCTCTAACTTAGGATCTTTGAACCAACCTCTGACTTCAGATAGTATTGGACAAGTTTCTCCATACATTTCCATACATGGAACTTGAACTTGTACTGGTCTTGAATCCGTGTCACCTTTTATACCTGCGAAAGGTAGTTTGATCATTAAACGTTCTTTCCAGAAAAAAGTGTTGTCCTTATCTCCATCTGGCAGGAATCTTACAGTTGCCTGCTCTCCCTCTTTTAGATTCCAGAATGGATAAATGGCGTTGTCTCCGCCTGTTCTTGAAGAGCCACCTGATTTAACTTCTTGATCTTTCAGTTTCGCTCTTATTTCTGCTAGTGTTGCCATAATGTTTAGCCTCCTATATTGCCTATTATTATTATGTGCCTTATTGTTAATATAGCACAGACAAGCATACTTGTCAATATATACTAACAAAACTATTTAGTCAATCGGAAATGGTAAAATTTATTACTGGACGCCTGCCAATTTTTTGATTTTTTCTATCTCGTGGTCTTTGCCGGCAGTCATTTTGTGAATTGCCTCTTGGGCAGTCCTGATGTGTGCATCTCCAAATTTCTTCTCAACAGCAGTTAGGATCGCTGTCTCACCTTTTGGAAATTGATTTGATGTGTAGTCAAAGAAACTTTTTATAAATTCTTGTACGTCTTCCTCTGATGCATTTGGCATTTCTGGTTTTGGTGCTTCATCTTTTTCAAACTTGCTTCTTAAATGATCAAGTTTTGCTTGGAAATCGTCTGATTTCAAATATGCTGAAAAACTTCCATATTCTTCTTTTTCTTCCTTAGACATATTGTTCCATTGGTCAAGTGCTATCTCTTTCGACTCATCACCATACTGTGGATTACCATCCGGATCTGACATTGCTTCTTTTTCTTTTGAACCGTATCTTAATTTGTCAAAATTCTTTTTCAAATATGCCATTGCCGCTTTGGCATCACCAAATTTTTCTACTGACTTACCATCTTTGCCCAATACATCAAACACAGTTTTACCATCGTCACCTTTGTACATTGACACATAAGGTTTAATGTCTTCAAATGTTATTGCTTCATGTGGTGCTTTATAACTAATGTTACCGTCACCGTCAATAACAGTATCGCCTAGCCAATTCATTACTACTTCGCCTCTGTATGCTTTACCGTCTATCACTGAAGATCCGGAATCATCTGGATGGAAATCAACCTTTGGTGCTAAATTTTTATTTTGTACATAATCTTTAAGTGTTTTTTGTATGTCCTCGTCTGAAAGTTCCGGGTCAGCATAAAGTTCGCCTACCACATAAGGGTCTTCTTTAGTAACGGCATCTGCATTATCACCACGTTGCACAACAAAAATACCATCTGATATTTCCGCTTCAGCATCACCTATTTCTTTTACAGTACTTTCTTTTTCAGTTTTCATATCACCTGTTTCAATTCTAGAAGCAAGTTGCGGGTCTTTTGATTTGATGTAATCCATTATCATTGGACGCATACACATATCGCTGTCTTCTTCAGCCGCTTTTTCTATTGCATTGTTGAAATCTTCATCGTCGATGATGCCTTGCAAACTTTCAATACCATTTGTGCCGTTTACACCTACTGGAAAATGTTTTTGCATCAATTGATTTAATTTTTCAACTGCTTCGTTTTGCTCTTCTGGATCTTGTGAAAATAAAGCATTGCCTTCGTCAACTATTTCTTCCATCGCATCTTCGAAATCATCAAATACATTTGCAATTGACTCAATCATGCCACCTAAAACTTTTTCAACTTCTTCTCTTGGTGCATCTGTGTGGACAACTATTCCTTGATATCTATCTTCTCTTGATTGCACATCTGCATTGATACCAGCATTTTGTAAAAGTTCTTTTACTTGTTCCACATCTTTTTCAGTAACTGGCTCTTCAGGAGAGTAGTCACCGGCAAGGTCATATTCATATCTTCTTGCCTCTGTACCACCTTGATAACCATGTGCTTCAAAAGATTCAGGATCTAAATTTTGTACTGCTGTCTTTTCTGTTACTAGTTTGTAGATGTAAGGAAATACATCTTGTAATTCTTCTTTGAAAGTTTTGATTGTTAATTCATCAATCCAATTCTTCTTAATATCTTCTGGCACCTCAACTGCATCTGCTTCTTTGAAGTTTTCGAAAGTTTCTTTGTAATTTGTAGGTCTTTGTAATTTTATACATTCATTTTTGATTATGTCAATTCTTTCATCTACTATACTTTGATATTCTCTTAAACCTTCTGCCATTACATTAGAACGATTCATGTATGTTTTGAATGACTTCAGTTTGCTTAATTCTTCACTTAATCCAGTGATGTATTTTCCAAATGAATCAAATGGCTTACCGCCTTCACTTACGTGACGAGCCATTGCTCTTGCACCATTTAAATGTTTGATTGGATATTTAAATCTTTCACCTTCTGAAGATTCAATGAAGATAGATTCTATTCTGTGTGTACGTCCACCAGCAATAGATTGGTCAACAGGTCTCGAATGTTTTATAACAAGTCTTGCTTCTCCTATTGATTGAAAACTTGTCTTTGTAGTTCCAAATAAATTTGATTCACTCACTTTATCTACCTCTTTCCCTTTGCTCATGTACTCGTAGTCACGTTTCTCAAGATTGCTTTTTGTGATATCTCTTGTATCAAATCCAAGCACTCTTGCTTTTGCGAACTGACCCATTTCTTTTAAAAAGTTGTACCAACTTGTCTTTACGCCATCGTCTGCGCCTTCGACAAAGTCCTTATTGTGCAGTACAACTAGGCCATCTTCTTCGCTAATACTAATACTTACCTTTCCAAGCACGTTTCCACCTTCTTTAAATTCGAAGTCAAAAAACCGTGCATCCTCTGGTTTATTGGTGATTTTACCTTCAGAATCACCTATTGTTACACCAGGGAAACGTCCTCTGATCTTGTTAAAAAGGTCTTTTCCTATTGCTTGTAAGTTCATATTTTGTATTTATCACTATGTGCTACTAATGAAAAGGGGTAGTGGATACACTCTATCTGCTGTGTCCTCGTCTGCTTGGCTGAATGACGTGTAAATTTTAGGATCCCAATCCTTTAGAACAGTCACTATCCGCATGGCTAAAAGCATTGCACTAACTAGGTCATCATTTTCCCCGGTCTTTGCTTTGTATGATGAGCCAGAAGCAACGAACGCCTTCAATTCAGTAATTAAAGGTTTACTATTAATTTTAAGTTTCCCTTTTTCTACCATTGACTTCAATCTTGCACAGGCACTAATTTTAGTTCTGTGCGTGGTGTT